AACAACAGCTGCATCGCATAGTGGAGGTGCAACAATTACTAGCACAACTACTTTTATTGGTTGGGGTGAGGCTGCATCTGGAGACTTAGTATTAGAACCAGGTATGTGGTCATTAGATAACTTTGGTGACAAAGCTATTTGTTTAATACATGACAGTGCATGTTTTGAATGGAACTCTGCAGCAACAGATGCAACGTCAAACAGAGCAACAATTATAACTGGCGCACCAACTGCATCAAGACACATGATAGTATCAACACCCGATAGACACTTAGTATTTTATGGAACAGAAACAACAATAGGAGATGTGGGAACTCAAGATGATATGTTTATTAGATTCTCTGATCAAGAAGATATTAATACATACACACCAACAGCAACCAATACAGCTGGTACACAAAGACTGGCCGATGGATCACAGATTAGAGGAGCTATCAGAGGTAGAGATTCAATTTATGTTTGGACTGATACAGCTTTGTTTACACAACGATTTGTTGGATCTCCATTTACATTTGCGTTCGCACAAGTTGGAACTAACTGTGGACTAGTCGGACAGAATGCATGTGTAGAAGTAGATGGTTCTGCATATTGGATGTCAGAAAACGGTTTCTTTAGATACGCTGGTAAACTAGAGTCATTACCTTGTTTGGTAGAAGATCATGTTTATGATGACATAAATTTAGATTCTGGTAACCAAATGGTATCTGCTGGATTAAACAATCTTTTTGGTGAAGTCATGTGGTTTTATCCAACTTCCTCATCATCTGTTGTAAACAGAATGGTTGTATATAACTATTTTGATTCATCACCAAGGAGACCTGTATGGACAGTGGGAACATTAGCAAGAACTATGTGGCAGGATTCTGCGGTCTTTGGTAAACCACACGCAACAGAATACGATGGAGCTAATGACAGCTCTTTTGATGTTGTGGGTAACACTGAGGGTAGAACAACATACTATCAACACGAAACAGGAACAGATCAAGTAAGAGGCGGAGCAACAACTGCAATACTTGCAAATATATCTTCTGGAGATTTTGATATTACTCAAAGAAGAGCAGCTACTGGACAAACGACAGGCATGCCTGACCTTAGAGGAGATGGTGAGTTTATTATGAAAATAAGAAGATTTGTACCAGATTTTATATCTCAAACAGGTGATACGCAGGTCACGTTAAATTTACGTAATTATTCAAACAGCTCACAAGCTAGTTCCTCATTAGGGCCCTTTACAGTTACAAGCAGCACTGATAAAGTAGATACTCGTGCAAGAGCTAGAGCTATCTCATTAAAGATTGCTAATACTTCAACTAACCAAAGTTGGAAGCTGGGCACGTTTAGATTAGACATACAACCAGATGGAAGACGATAATGGTAACAAGAGTTCCTAACACAGAATTATTAGCAATAAAAGACCAGTTTGGCATTCAAGACCCATTCTTATTAAAAGATTATAATGATTACATGATGGATCTTGTAGAAGAAGCACAAGCTACTGGTGGTGTACCTGCTGCGACTACACAAGGTGGCGGTGGTGAAGGTGGTATTTTTTCTGGTGTAAGAGATTTTAGAAGCGGTGCACCAGGAGCAAAAAATTTTTTATTTAAAGATGATGATACTCCAGTTGATATAAGAAATATTACAGACAAAGATTTTTTTTCTAGAATATTTGGGGATGCGTATGATCCATATAAGCGAGAGCCATCTGGTATACAAGTATCGGGTTTACCTGAAGTAGGACCATTAGATAGTTATGATGATTTAGATGATTACCTTTCAGCTTTAAATAAAGCGGGAGGTGTATCAGGCACACAAACTATTCCAGATGCTCCATTTATAAAAGAAGCAATACCAGAGAAAAAAGGTTTAAGCGGACTTTTTGAAGATGTTAAAAAAGGTGCTGGTAGTTTAAAAGATTTTATAATGAGTGGAGGCATAACAGGAAATATAATTAGAGGTTTAGCTGGTGAAAGAGATCCAAGATTTACGGCAGTCAGATCGTATTATGGTGGTGATGATAGATCTAATTTAGATAGCATTGGAAGAATTAGATCTGGTTTAATGGCAGGTTATGCACCTGTTTCTGGTGGTTTAAGAATTGGCACTAACTTTGATGCCGAAGGTAACTATACAGGAGGCACAATAGGTGGTCCTACAAGATATGGTTTACAAAGAGCGTATCAAAAACGTATTGATAGTTACAATAAATATATTGAAAGAAATCAAAAAAAATTACAAGACAAGTTTAGTCAAAAACTATTTGATAAAATTCAACGACAAAAGAAAATGCGAGAGAGACTAGCTAGAGAAAAAGCAGCTGAGTTAAGAGTTTTACAAGAGGCACAAAGAAGAAAAGATCAACAAACTGTTGAAGACGCATATAGAACACAAACAGGGGAGGACTCTGGTTACTCTGGTGGATTTGATAGACAAACAGGTAACTACGATGACCCATTTGACCCAGGATTTGCAGACTAATGGCTAAGATAGTACAAGTATTAACGAGACCTAGTGAAGAGTATGATTTAGGTACAG